AGGGCTGTTTAGAGGTATATGCCTTGTTGCCCTTATAGATCAAGGGTTTCAGCGTTTCGGGCTTCTGAGGTTGTGTAGGGCTTTGGGCGTGGTGTGTCTGGCGTTAGGGATAGGCGGGGCGTTTTGTATCGCAATCGCTTTTCTTTTCTCTTCTCCAAGCCTTTCCTAGGGTTGCCCCATATGTGGCAAACCCCTAGCGGTGAGGGCTAGGGGTTTGCGGTTGTGCGGGTTGCTTACAGTTTGGTTATCGCTCTATTCATCCATCCAAACAGTATCCCTAAGCAAAGTGCTAAGCCCATTACAACAGGCAGGGCGACAACTAAGCCAGTGACAACCAAGGCGAGAACTAACAAACGCCAAACCAAGGGCGGGCGGGCGGGGGCTCTGTGTCTGCCTTTGCCTTGTGCGTGTCTACCGTATGCCATTAGTTCCCGCCTTTCGATTTGTAACCTAGTGCCTGAGTTTCTGCCATGTCCTCAAGTATCGCCCAAAGTTGGAGCGGGGCTTGATCTTGAAACGGCTCGAGCAATTCATACGCCAACATGTAGTCACCGCTCCGGATAGCTTCGTCAATTTGTAGAGCGTAGTCTTTCATCTTTCCCATTAGTTACCCCTCACAATGTTGTCAAGAGCTGCTCTGTAGGCAGACATAACTATCTCAATCTCTTCGGGGTCATCAATGAGCCCTCGCTCTAGTTCTATTAGTCCCCTAAGTGTGTGCCAGTTGTTATCTGTTAGCTCTTCAAGATAATCTTCTAGTTTCATTAGTTGCTTTCCTTTTCTTCTAGTTCCGTTTTGATTTCTTCCCAAGCTTCATTAGCTAGTTTCAGGTAATAGAACAGTAGGTCAATTTGCATTAGGGAGATTATCCCGCCCTCGTTGCGTTGTGTGTCATAGCCGTATTCCTTCCATTGGTCACTTTCTTCCATTGGCAGGGCAGCCCATTCTTCAATGATGCGGTTGTTGTATATAGGGACATAACCATCAGCCCATTCCGCCACAAAATCCTCGGCGTGAGGGTTGTCTTTTAGTTGTTCTATGTTATCTAGTAGTTCTTTTTTGATTTCTTCTTTTGTAGTTAGCATTTGTTTTCTTTCCTTCCGTTAGTTGTGTGCGAGGTTTTCGCAACGCTCGCAGTCTGTTTTAGTATCGCCTAGTGATAGCGGGGTTATTGTCACGCTATCCTCTAAATCTTCCCAAGTATAAAAAGCGTTTGTATCTTCGGCGTGACTTTCCCAAATTGCCTTTAGGGCGGTCAATACCTCTTCGACACTTTTTTGATATGTGGTGAATTCATAATTACGGGTTTCTAGTTTGCCTAGGTAGCCAGTCACTTTTTGCCTTCCTTCCGTTTTGCGTGTCTGTATTGCAACTCAATCATTAGAAACGCCCAAGCCATACCAAGGGCGAACAGTAGCCAGTCAATCATTTGTATTCTTCACAGTCATGTTCTAGTTCATGTGCACAATCCCAAAAAACGCTTTTGAAATTGCATAGCTTGCATTCTGCTACGGCGTGACCGCCAAAGTGTGCCGAAAAGATCTCAAGATTTTCCGGTAATGGCTCAGTGCAGGTGTCATCTTCAAAAGTAATCATTTGGCTTCTTCTTCCTCTAGTGAATTTAGATAGGTGAAGTAAACATCTTGTCCCTGTATAAAATCTAGGGCGTTAGTTAGTGCCCCAAGATAGCCCGCTAGAAAAGCGTTTCGGTCTTTGTAGTTTTCTATACTTGACATTTCACGCTTTAGCCAGTCAAGCAATTCTGCGGTAAATTGTTCGCTCATTTGTTTCCTTCCTAGTTAGGCGGTTGCCCGCTATGTATAAAAGTAACAACCCCGCCAGGATTTTGGCAGCATTTTTTGATAACGGTTTTGTAACAGAAAACAAGCGGGCAGATTTTTGAACAAGTGTTCGCCCGTTTTAGATCTTGAACATTTGTTCGATTATGAAACTGCGGGTCAAAATAGAACAAGTGTTCGATTTATTTATCTGTGATTTTCAGAATTTGTATATATGTTTCCAACCGAATATTTGGTTTCTGACCGAATCTGTATATGGCTTTCCAACCGAATATTTGCCTTTAGTTCAGAGGCTTGTTTCCTCGAGAGGCATTGCAGGATCTGTGAGCCGGAAGCAGCGGGCTGAGAGGGTCACCTGGGATTAGGTGGTCTGCTTGCCAAGGGTCTAGGGGTTTGTAGCCTTCTTTGCAGATGTGGCAGATAACAGCGTTGTCTCTTACTAGCTTTGCTCTTCTTCTGTAATCACCTGAGTATTGCCCTGTTAGTTTCTTTTTTATTTCACGGGCGGTTCTATCCCTAGGCGGTAGCTTGTGTTGCTCGCATCTGTTTGCACCTCTGGTCAGTGCTCCACAGACTATGCAGGGTGCTCGAAAGTTGTAGCCCTTCATTTGTCTGTCGAGTAAAAACCTTTGCCGTTGAACTTGAATGACCTAAAGCTGTATGACCGAATCATTGTCACTTTGCAGGTCTCACATTCTGGGGCTTTCGGTGTCTCTGATATAGGGCTTTGAACCGAATCCTGGGCATTGCAGTTACCACATTTGTAGTCATAGGTTGGCATCAGAGTTTCCATACAGTGCCCGTGTAAGGCACCCCCCTGTTCAAAATAAATGTAACAAGCCCTGGAACCGAATCCTCCCCCGACTGTTTTCTAAACCAGTTTGATCCGTTGTCAAGTGTGCTGGCAGAGATGAGGAAGCGGGAGTTGCCCTGTGGCGTTGAACCGAGCTCAGTGATTCTCATATGGTGCCAGTGACCGTGCACGAGCGTGGTTGCGTCTGATATTGGCTGTTTGCCGAAACTTTGCTTTCGCCAGAAGTCAGGCACCTGCTCAGGTCGGTTACCTGCCTGATGTCCATGAATGACACCGAGTATGTGGTATTGGTCACCGAATACATCTATGGCTAGTGATTCATCCCAAGGCTGAGGCTCTAAGAATTTGATGTTTAGTTTCTTTTCGTTCGCCAGTCTTGCAAGCTGTCTGCCGATGAATACACCCCAGTCATCAGTTCCCTTGCCTACCTGCTGCTTGCCCACTCTCCACTGGCAGTGATTAGAACCGACAGATGCGTAAGTGATGTTTGGGACTAGCTCATAGATAGACCGGAGGGTGTCATAAGCAAATGTGATGCTTAGGTCTACCTGATCCATCAAGGACAGGTCGTTGCTTTGTAACTGAGCCATGTCTGCTGCGTTATTGAAACCTTCGATTGTGTCGCCTAGGTCACAGAAAATAACCTTGTTTGGCTTCTGTTCCTCTATAAGGCTTTTCAACCGAATTTTGGTTAGTTCTACTCTCTCGATAAGGCTTTGAGAGTTACCTCGGTAATCTACTTTGCCTACCTGTAAATCTGACCATAGGACTACTAGGGCTTTATCTTTAGCCTTTGGCAGTTTGTTTACTTTGACTTTTTTCTTTGCCTCGGCAAGGAGCAGCGGTAGGTCGGCAGCCAGTGTCTTTTTACGGAACTGAAACCTGTAGCTTGTTAGCCACTCACCGTCATAGCGTTGCCACTGTGATGTGCGAACCGAGTTCCCGATAATTTCGTGCTCGGCTGGGTCGTAGCCACGCTCTCTTAGAAAGTCGTCAAAGTTTGGTTGTCCAGTAAGTCCATCGGTTGTAGCAGTTCCCTGAGTGCCGTCAAACTCTACGCCTGGGCGTAAGTCTTTTGGCACTGCAACCTTTGGGGCTGGCTGTAAGTTTTCAAGCATCGTATAAGCCTAACTTCTATAACAGACACAGGTGCGATTTCTGTGCTTTGTAATTGTGTGATCGGCAATAATTACGCCTCGTTCTCTGAGTGCTTTGCTAAGTGAATTCGATGTCCAGATTGAGACATCCTTGACAGCATCTAAGAAAATCTCTCTGTCCGATTCGCTCATTGCGTTTGCTAGTGAGATAACAGCACAAGGCTTATCAGACTTAGGAGGCTTCAGGCCCTCTAGCATCTTTCATCCTCTTCTGTAGTTCGCTGATTGCAAAGGCAGTTGCCTTCTCTCGAGCTTTGTCAATGTCGTCTTGACTAATTGAGCCCTGAATAAGTGCTAGTTTGCTCACCTCGACTGTCATAGCCAAGATGCCTAGCTCAATGCCCTTCGTGAGCAGAATCTGAGAATGGTTATTTACCATGTCCTGAAACTGCCAAAGCTTGAATAGGTCGTCTGCTTCGTAGTCCATTAGAGTGCCACATCCATTTCATCGTCAATTAGAGTGTTCACAATGCGTTGCAGTGATGTATTCCAGCAGTGACCAGAAGTCAGTGATTCTTCTATGTAGTTTGCTAGATCCTCACGGATTGCATCTAGGTCTGATGACCAGACAAGGTTCTTGTCCCTGAGTAGTGCTGCTGCTGTTTGGAAGTCAGCCTTCATTCTGCCGAGCTTCTCTATTCTCCTATCAGCCATTCTCTTAGCTCCCTGTTGTCTCTGAGCACCATGAGTAGTGAGTTCTCCCAAAGACCGATGAAGTGATGCTCCACTTCGTCATAGTCAGCTTTAGGTCTGTATTCCTCGACCTCAAAGACAAAGCGACAGGCGTGCATAAGCTCGTGAAAGACTGTAACCTTCTTCTTTGATTCGTGGATGTCTTTGTCCAGAACAATGATGTTTCTGGCATCTTGTGTATAACCGTGATTGCCTTCTGTGAGGATTGGGTCATCTTTGATACCAAGCTGAACAATTTGGTATTCCTGAGCTCCGATCTTGACAACATCAGGACACCTGGCTTGCTTTTTCATAAGATACTTCCTCTAGGGCATCTTTTAGGTCATTGAGATAGATGAAGTCACCTAAATCGTTGAAGGTCGAGTTCAAGTCTATGGCCTTCCAAAACCTTGTATTTTCCTGCTTCCTGCCCTCTTTTACGCCTATTTCGTAGGCAAGCATTGTGGCTCGGTGGATTGTGTCGTGCATCTCCGTGTTAGTCATTTTCTTCTCCTGCTCCTGTTTTTAGTAAAAGTATTGCTATAAGTAAAGTGTTGACCACTGACAATATGAGGATGTATTCAATCATCTTCTACTTCCTCCGCTACTTGCTTGATTGGTTCTAGTGGCACATTGATGCCGTGAGCCCTCTCGGACTTCAAGTGCATCTCAAGGCTGTTGATCTTGTCCAACCGAAAGCCAGACCATCTCTTTGTATCAGTTTCGATAATCGGAGCCTGACTGAATCCCAGCTCTAAGAATCGCTTGACTGCCTTCTGTGATTTGTTTAGCTGTCGGGTCTCGAAGATGATGCCTCGTTTCTCAAACTCACGCTTAGTCTGCATGCACTGCACACAATTAGGCAGCTCCCAGACCGTAATCTTCATCACAGCATTGCTCCTGTCCTGGCGTGAATCTTCTTCTTAGAATCCCTGACTGCCTTGCAAGCAACCTCAAAGCCAACTGCTTGAGCCT